AACTCTTTTTTTCCTGTAACTGGTGCTTGTTGCAAAGAAAGATCATCTGTTACCTGTCTAATTAAAAGATTTGTTCCGTTTACACTTACAGATAGAGTAGTGTTTAAGTCAACAACTACACTTGCTAAACTTCTTGGTTCACCTGTAACTGGGCCACTTTGTGAAACAATATCTAATGGATTTGTTTTTAAATTAACATCAAACTTTAAACCTATTTCAGCTACAGAAGTAGTCTCCACAGCAGAAACATCTACATTCCCACCAGCTACAGTAAACTGTCCAAGATAGTTTGTACCGTTTATAACATCAACGACTGCACCATTTGCGTATGTAGCAGACACATCAAAGACACCTGCGCTACCAGTATAAACTTTAGCAACATCAGTATTAAGTGCAGCTTGAAATTCACAAAGAAATATTTGGTGTGTACCAGCACCAGTATTAATAATTACATTAGCAAACACTCTATCATCTATAGTTACAGTAGAAGAAAATCTTCCCTGGCAAGTAAACTCTGTCCACCCTGCACGTTTTTCATTTCTGTTAGAATTAAATACTGCAAGAGTGCCATCGTTATTCAAAACAAATATATAACTTTCAGTTCTATCTATTGCTCCATAAAGTATATTCATTTCCTTTGGTGCTTTAATAAGATGTGCAGAGAGTGCCGATACTGATCCTGCTGAGTAAGCTAATTCAGAATCAGTAAATAAATATTCTCTAACAATAGCACCACCTTTTTGCACAAACACAGTAGCACCATCTATAACTTGTGGCCTTACAAAATCACTACCAAATGGCGTTTGTCTTTTTACAGTTGTTGTTGTTGGCGTTAATGGTTTGTTTTGAAATGAAGGTATAAACATTTCAGATGTAGCAGTAAATATTTGTAAATCACGATTAGATACTAAATGTCTAATTTGGTTAATCTCACCAATACTTGCTGTAATTTGTATTGAATCATTATCTTCTGCTGTACCAACGTCAAAGTTATAATACTGAGCAGACTTACTCATAAATATAGAATCTGGTTGCGATATAGTTCCTGCAAATATTAATCTGTTTTCATGAAAAGCAACAGCAGCAGGATACCCCCTTAATGCAGAGAATGATTGCTCTGACCAGTTTTGAGAAGCAGCGTGTGTTGTCATTACTGGCGCACCGCCACCATCTACACTTGCATTTGCGGAACCACCTGCATCAAAAGTATAATGATTATCATCAACAATAGAAGTAACTGTTCTTGAACCATTAAGATTACTAGAAGCTATATTACCAACAGCCGCAGCTTTAGAAACAACAAGAACATCACCAACTGCTAACCCATGTTTAACGTGAGTAACAATAACTTCAGCAGAACCATCTGTTGTTCTAAAAGCATTTACATCTAAAGTTTGTGATAAAGCATCAAGTACAGTACCAGTAGCTTGTGTATTAGATTGAACAGAAGTAATTTCTATTTCTGCTCCATGATACCTAATAGTTACACCAACGTGCAAAGAACTTGGATAATTACCACCTGATTGACTTCCTGTTGTATCCCAATAAGCAACACTTGTTGTTAAAGTCACACCGCTTCCACTTGTTGCAGAAGGATTAAGTGTAACACCTAAAGACTGAAAAGAAAAATAAGGTTGATAAATTAATTTTGAATCTGACTTAACATCAAACGCAAACACTTCTATTTGAAATGTTGTAAGGCTTGTTCTAACAAGTTGTCTTGGCATAAACAGTGGATGACAGATAAACATAACATCACCTGCTTGAGCAAAGGTATACTCATGCAAGTAAGTATCAGAAAATGGCAAAGCAGCACTATCAGTATCAGCAGTTATTGTAGCGACTAAAGATACTGCTCCAGTTGTTGGGCTTATTTGAAAACATCTTACCTTAGCATTTTCTAAAGATATTATATATCGTTCATCATCAGAAAATATAAAAGGTAATAATCTTGATTGTACTTTTGAGCCACCCGAAAAGTTTGTTACAGTTAGTCTTGTTGCGTCTGTGCTTTCTGTGGCTAAATAAGTACCGCCATTAGGTTTATCCCTTGTTACTGTGACAACAGCAGCACCAGGATTAGCTACTGTAAATCCATTAATAGCATTAATTGCGGTATAAAGATTGTCTGCTGTTGTGTTGTTTGATTCATTGGGTCTAAAATAATGTATATTATTTACAGCAGCAGAAGGTGCGCTACCGCTTATTGCTTGGGCTTCTAGTATGTATAAATTGCCATCTGCATCATAAAACTTAAGTTGTGTTCCTACTGCTATATTAGCATAGTCAGATACAGTAATAGTAAATGTAGTTCTCTCTACAGTAATGTCATATTCATAAATATTCTCTAGTCCCGGTCTTTTAATTACACCGCCTTCTGCCCTAAGAAATAGATTTTCTACTCTTTGAGCGGAAGCTGTATAAACATCAGAATCAGTTCTTGAATATAGGGAAGGGCTTACTTCTCCAAATTGGAAGTTAGTAATAGGTACTCGTACTTTTTGCATCAACTACGCCTTTGAGTTATAAACCTCGATGTATTTAGAGTACGATTTGTTTGTTGCTGTGAATCTAAGCCTCTTGCCTTAGCCATAGCCATCACACCTTTTTGTTCCATAAGTTGAGATAAACTTGCATCTCTTGCTAAAGCTACTGCAAACACACTAGCTAGAGCGTACTCTACAGCCAACACAAAATAGGAAGGCCAAAATTCTTCATCAACTCTAAACGTATAATCTAGTATTAATTCATCGCTAGAGTCTGCATCACAAAATATTTTATTACCATATGATTGATACAATATTGGATAATCATTTACTGTTACCGCATGAACCATAAGTGAATCACTTGGTATTTGATAAGCTGAATCATATCTGCCAGTAGGTGCGTCAGATAGTTTATTTAATACAGCTTGGTTTGTTGCAAATCTCCACCTAGTATTTACAAGTGAAGCTCTAGCAACATCTTCATACATATTAGAAGCAACAAGTGCTTCATTGTTTCCGTCATCAAACGAAGTAATAGGCTCTGCGCCTATCAATATTAAAGCCCTGCTAGATACATCTACAGGGGAATCTGCTGAAGTGCTTATTACTGCCATATATATAAATGGGGGGCTATTAACCCCCCACTCCTTTATTAATCGCCATCTGTTTCAACGACAATAGTGCCGTCTGAAACATCTACTACAGAGCCAGTGTTCGAAAGAACATTAACAAAGTGAGTTGTTGGCGTGTTTGTATCGCAAACAATCATCAAGTCACGAACAGCAAGCATATTTGCTGCATCGTTAAAGTAACCTGCTGTGTTTACGGTAGCAATCGCATCCGCACTTGTGTAGAACCACAAGTTTGCATTTGATGCACCACCAATGCGAGTTAGTCCGCTTGCGCTATAAGCCATAATTAAACTCCTCTCTATGAGTTATTGTCAAGGACTTCATAAACGCCAGCGTCGTTAATTACGACAGCGCCCATGGACATCATTGAAGTTGCGAGGTGAGAAACTTTCTCAGGCACATAGTTGACCTCAGTAGAAACATCAGAGTTTATACCAAGTCCAATTGCAGATTGATGGTAAGCAATGTTTTTACCAGCAGTAACCGCAGACGTTGAGAAAACTTTCATTCCTAAAAATTCTTTCATTGTCATGCCACCTGCAAACGGAAGGTTTTTATCGCCAACGTAATCAGAAGAAGCAAACTCTTCAATTAAGAATAAGTCAGCAAAGCCTTTAGGGTGCATTGCTAAATATCTCTGACCATCCTCAGGAACATCATTTGTACCTAAAGTTTCAAACAATGATATAAGATCAGCTTTTGCAAGAGCAGAACCAGTATCATGTATTTGAGTTGAGCTTGCACCTGCATCCATTGCTGCGTACAGAATGGCATCAGTCTTACGACCTAGTGCAGCAGCAGCAGATTGTGCTACAGCTTGACGCTCGTTGATGTTGACTTTTAACTCATCCAACTTGTCGATGTATTCAGCAGCATAGTAGTCTGCCATTGTAGCTTCGACTGTGGTGTGAGCTAGTTCCATTGGTGTAACATTACCGTTGCGTGATTTTGTTGACGCTTCGGCACTACCAATCTTTTGGAATCTGACCACACTTCCAGTAACGTTAGAAGTACGAACAGTATTCCGCAGCTTTGAACCCATACGTTGATACGCTAGATGCACATCAGATTCAAACTGCTTAATAAAGGCTGTATCTATTGTATTAGCCATTTTATCAGTTCCTTATTTAAGTTGCATTTAAAGTATCTTGAGTGTCCGCTCTGTCATATCAATGCAGGTGTCCTTACGGGCTGCTCAATGAATTACGGGTCTTGATGGAAAAGCGTAAACATTCTTTCTACGTTGATTGCAACGCACAAAATGAGCCATATTAAAACCATGCTCATTGCAATACATTTCTGTAAGATCAAAACCTAACCAACCTAACCATTGAAGCATCTTATGATTACCCTCCCAAGTGTCTACAATAATTTCATGGTAGTGGGTGTGTAGGTAATCAATTAATTTAGGAGATGCTTTAACAAAAGAAAACCAATTGTCTTTCATTTTTTCAGAAAACACTGTCCACATTACTGCTTGCTGGTGTGTAATACCTGTTATACCTACAATAGCTAGAGGCTCTTTACTATTCTCTATAGCAAAAACATCAGGTGTTTCTGAGTATTGAATAAGAGTTTTCATTAAATCAACTTTATATACAGCTTCAGCTTCAAATAAATTTTCTGTACTCATTGTGCTATACATAGGAATAATATGGCGTTTTTGCATGGGAACCATTTGTAGGCTCCCATGACTTATAAGAACTTTATCCATATAACTTTTTGAAACCATCATCTACTTGCTTAACAAAGTGAGGATCGCGTCTTGTTGCATTCCAATATCTTTCATCTTGCATCATAGCTTGAAGGTCTGCTTCTCCAAATGTAGCAACAGGAGAAGATTCAGCAGATATTTGAGTATCTTTATTTTGTGACATAATATGCTCGATAAGCATAATGCCCTCTGCTGTTTCACCTAATCTTTCTACAGCACCGCTCAATTCATCTGGAAAGTATTTATTCGCAAACATACTAACAGCTTCTATTCTTGTGTTAGCATTATCTCCTAGTTTTTCTTGTTCTGCCGCTAAATCATTCTTAGGCATTGCCGCATCAATAGCTTTAGCGTACATTTCTATGCCTTCTTTAAATTGATCTTGACCAAAACCATTATTAAAAGCGTGTTCAGACCACCAACTAAGAAGTTCATTATCTGTTGCTGATTCTGAATCTATAATGTCAGGCAGCTCATAACCACCTTTAGTTTCTGGGCGGTTAATAAATCTTTCTGCATCATGTTCTTTTATAATGTCATCACGTTTAGCACCAAGCTTAGATTCTAATTCGCTATATGATTTAGCTAATTCAGCAGGGTCATTAAACTTTTCTGGTAGCCACTCAGGTCTTTCTGGTGCAACTTCTTCTGGTGTTTCTTGTATAAGTGTTTCTGCTTCTTCAGCCATTTGATTTTATCCTGTGTGCATGATTAATTCTAGTTTCTAAAAGACCAATAACAAATCGTTGCCCTTCTATATGGCGTAACTCTTCAGTACTCACATTAGGACCGTGAACTAAATCAATAGTTATAGCTCTTAAATATCTAAGAACTTCTTTGCCAGAATCAGAACTAAATAACTGTGCCACGTTTTGGCTTATTTGCTCGTCTGCTTCTTTTGGTCTTTGGTAGCCGTCTACCCCAACATTAATTTGCTTAGTTTGTTTTTTATTGCTCAACTACTTGCTCCTGTTGTTGCGGCTCCCCTTGCATCATTTGTTGCTGTTGAGCCATTTGTTGTGCCATCGCAACTAACTGCTTACGCTCTTCTTCGTCACGAATCAAGGTATCTGGTACACCAAATTTCTTAGCAAGGAAAGCGGCAGTTTCTTCAGAGTTAACAAGAAGCTGCATCATCTCAGGGCCAAACCTACCTTGGATAAGCTCTAAGAACCTAGCAACAGAAGTAATATCTTGGTTAGCTTGCGCTTGTGCTAGTGGAGAAACAGACTTAATTTTTACTTCTCTGCCGTTAACAGTAGGTAAATCTATTCTTCCTTGTTTCTTAAGTATATAAATAACTCTTTGCAATACTGGTTGAACCAACTCTGCTTGCAATCTACCA